CATAGAGAAAGAAGAAAAAGACAAGATGATGGCAGCTAAAGAAAAAACAGAGATTAGTCAATTTAAACCAAAATGATTAGAACAATAAATCAAGCGTACCGAATGTATAAAAATGTTAGTAGCAGTGGACAGAATGTCAAAGCTATTAGCTATGAAACTGCATCGGCAAAGCGTAACTTTAATGTTAGTCAAAAGTCGTATGTGATGTACTTTCACAATCATACAGTCACACCTAATTTTACTACTGAAAAAATAGAAAGTGTAGGAGAAGGTAGCTGGTTCGAAAAAATAAAACATAATTATTGGTGGGGTGCAGATTCTCCACTTCTAACTATTACTGTAAGAAATAAACAAGAAGCAACTAAGTTCGAGAATACTCAAAGCAAGTTCGCGGGTTTAACAATTATTACAGTCGACACTATGATGGTGTTTAGACTTCAACCAGATGATGACGGAAATGTACGATTAGTACGACTTATGAAGAGCCCAGGCTTGCCTTGGTTACGCGGAGATTTAGACTTACTCAAATTAGGTGCAGTTTGCAATTACACCTAAAGTAAGATAAAACGCGCAAGACCTTAAGGTTTTTCGCAAAAGAGTACTTTTTAGTACGCAGGGGAGAAAATTATGTTAGAATTTCTTACATGGTTAGTAGCATGGATTCAATTAATTCCATGGCTTGTAGCAGGTGCATCATTGATTGCAGCTCTTACACCTACTCCAGTTGACGATGGACTAGTCAAGAAAGCATATCATGTGCTTGATTGGTTTGCATTGAATGTTGGTAAAGCAAAAGATAAATAATGCCTGTAATTAAGGTTAAACGCGGATACAAATGGGGTAAATCTGGAAAGGTTTACCCAACCCGCAAACAAGCAGAAAGGCAAGGCAGAGCAGTTTATGCTTCTGGATATAAGAAACGAAATGGCAAAAAGAAGAAAAAGAAAAGCCGCTAAAAAGAGACCTGTACCAACAAATCCAAGTCTCTACGCTAGGATAAAAGCCCAAGCAAAGAGAAAATTTAAGGTATATCCATCAGCTTATGCTAACGGTTGGCTAGTAAGAACTTACAAAGCCAAAGGTGGTCGGTATCGAATGGGTACTGGTCGTAAGAGAAGGAAGTAATGGCTAAACCAAAAGGTGGACTAACTAAATGGTTCAAAGAAGGATGGGTTGACATCTCTCGTAAGAGAAAAGGCGGAGGCTATATGCCTTGTGGTCGTAAGTCAGCAAGAAAAAGTAAAAGAGGATATCCTAAATGTGTTCCTGCTAGCAAAGCCGCTAGAATGACTAAGTCTCAGATAAGGTCAGCAGTTACAAGAAAAAGAAAAGCAGGTAATCCAGGTGGAAAACCTCGTAATGTTTCCACTTTTGTAAAAAGAGGTAGAAAGAAAAAAAGGAGTAGATAATGATAAGAAGCCAACTCAAAGAAAAATTCGAAGTTTCGAATGAGTTGAGTGGGATTGAAAGAAAGTTAGCAGTAAGAATATACGAGCAACGAAAATATCTACAAAAATTAAGTAAATTGAAAGACTACGCAACAATGCGTAAGTGTAACTTTCAGAGGAAACAACTAGAGTTGTTAAAAGGAGAACTAAATGGCTAAGTTTTTAAGCGGACCAACTGGTATTCATAATACACAGAAGATTCGAAAACATGTACTCAAAAGGGGTATAACAAGAGATATGAACTCTGCAGCTGGAACTGTTGTAAACAGTAAAAATGCAGGTAGCTATGAAGCTTTCAGATATGCAGCAGCACCTAAAGCAGTCGGACCAAGATATGGCAAGACTCTTAGACCAAAAGCAGCTAGATTCGGAAAGAAAACTTCAGGAAGAATATTACCAAGAAGAGGTAGATAATAATGATTAGGGTCACAGATAATTTTTTGACAAAAGAACAATGTCAAAATATAATAAATAGTTTTCATACTTGGGAAAGAGATAAAATAATTAATGATACCTCTAGACCAGAGAAAACTTTCAGTAAAGAACAGTTAGATGCTAATACTGAGATTGACCCTGAAGGTTATAAAATTAGACAAGTATCTCAGTCAGCTACTGATTATATTACAGAATGGGATGGACTTCCTGTTTACAGATGTAAAGTTATGAAGTATGACGAAGGAGACTTCGTTGAAGAACATAGAGATAGTCTATGGATGTGCCAAAGTAATTATTGGAAACCAAATACTAATCAAAGAGCAAAAGACTTGATGGTAATACCACTAAATGATGATTATGAAGGTGGAGAGTTTACAGTAAATGGAACAGAAATAAAACAAAAGATAGGGTCAGTAATTCAAATGCCACAATCTGGTATTCCAGGATTTAGACCCAGACCTAAGCATGGAGTTAAAGAAGTAACAAAAGGTACTAGATACTCTATGGTATTTTGGAACTTTGAATGAAAAAAGTAAAAGCGCCTAAAGGATTTCATTGGATGAAGACCAAATCGGGAGTTCGTTTAATGAAACATAAGGGCAAGTATAAAAAGCATCAAGGGTCTTCGCTGTATCATCAGTTTAAGACTGTAAAAATGCACTCACCATTATAATGGCACTAAGTAAAGCAGAAAAAGCAAGATTAAAACGGGTTGGACTCTCAGGTTTGAACAAACCAAAAAGAACACCCAAACACAAAACCAAGAAAGCTGTAGTAGCTGTAAGGGTTGGTGGTAAAATAAAGATAATTAGATTCGGAGCGCAAGGCATGGGTCATAATTATAGCGCAGCAGCAAGGAAGAGTTTTAAAGCTAGACACGGTAGAAATATTCGTAAAGGTAAATCTTCTGCAGCTTACTGGGCAAATAAAGTCTTCTGGGCAGGAAAGGGCGGTTCTAGTAAAAGACCACCTAGGTCTCAGAAGCATGTTAAAGGTATAAAAAGGAGAAGATAATGCAAGAAGTAAGTGGACAAAAGTTATGGCTAGATGAAGCTATGACTCACTCAGAGGGCTTCCTAACAACATTAGTTAACAGGGAAGGAGAAAGAGATTTATCAACAGCTGAGAAAAATATGAAGCACATCGTTGCGTCTTACTGCTATCTATACCACAAGGCACAAGAACTCGGGTTTCTTGATGAGGATTCAGATTTATTTTTTAACGAGAAAATACATTGATAGAAGTTAGTAGAAAAGATGTAATCTCCGATAGCCTGATGTCTTATCAAGAACAAGCCAGGTTTATAAAGTTACCTATGGAAGGGTATCTTGACTTATTAGGTATCACACCTAATAGTTCTCAAAATGCAATAATCAATGCAATTAATAATCCTAAATATCGTTTTATATGCGCCGCTGTCTCTCGTAGACAGGGTAAAACTTATATTGCAAATATTATAGGTCAGTTAGTCACTTTAGTACCCAATTGTAATGTACTTTTAATGTCACCTAACTACTCATTATCACAAATATCTTTTGACTTACAAAGACAACTGATAAAACATTTTGACTTAGAAGTATTGAGAGATAATGCAAAAGATAAAGTTATTGAATTAAGTAATCATTCTACTATTCGTATGGGTTCAATCAATCAGGTTGATTCAGTAGTTGGTAGAAGTTATGATTTAATTATCTTTGACGAGGCAGCACTTGTGGATGGCAGAGATGCGTTCAATGTAGCACTAAGACCTACACTAGATAAAGAAAACTCAAAAGCACTATTTATATCTACTCCAAGGGGTAGAAATAATTGGTTTGCTGAGTTCTGGAACAGAGGCTTTTCAGGAGAGTATCCAGAATGGTGTTCAGTTAGAGCAACCTATCATGAAAATCCTCGTATATCTGATACCGATATTGAAGAAGCTAAAAAGACTATGTCTGAAGCTGAGTTCAATCAAGAATACATGGCTGACTTTAATGTCTTCGAAGGACAAGTTTGGGCATTTAATCATCAAGAGTGTGTAGCAGATTTATCAGAAATAGATACAAAAAGAATGGATATATTCGCAGGAATGGACGTAGGTTACAAGGACCCTACTGCTTTCTGTGTCATGGCATACGATTGGAACGATGACAAGTTTTATTTACTAGACGAATATTTAAACAGTGAAAGAACAACAGAACAACACGCAGTAGAAATAAGAAAACTAATCCATAAATGGAATATTGATTACATTTATATAGATTCTGCAGCTCAACAAACAAGATTTGACTTTGCACAAAACTATGACATTACTACTATTAATGCTAAGAAATCAGTACTAGATGGTATAGGTTATGTAGCTGGTATTGTAGATAATGATAAGTTAACTGTACATCAATCTTGCACTGAGTCATTGTTAAGTTTAGACCAATATCAGTGGGACCCAAATCCTAATTTGATGAAAGAAAAACCTAAACATAGCTATGCCTCTCACATGGCTGATGCGATTCGATATGCACTCTACTCGTTTGAGACACATGCCACTACCTTTTAATAACTCCTTGAAAAAATAGTTCTTGACATGAGCTATAAAATTTGTTAAAATTCTAATATACAAGTAGGTTTATGACTTTAAAAAGAGATTTAGTTAAGTATGTTCGTGACAAAGCCAAGTCGAAATATAAGAAAGAGGCGGAATGTTACATCTGTGGAAGTACGGAGAATCTGGACTTTCATCATTTTTATGGATTAACTGAGTTACTAGAATCGTGGATGAAAAATAAAGACATCACGGTTGAAACCGAAGAAGAGATACTAGAACTTCGTGAAGTATTTATAAGAGAAAACGAAGATAAAGTTTATAAACAAGCTGTTACATTATGTCATATGCATCACCTAAGATTGCATAACATATACGGAAAAAGACCTAAGCTAATAACAGCAAAGAAACAACAACGCTGGGTCGAGATACAAAGGAATAAATATGGCATGGTACG